TGCGCAAAGCCATTAGCTACTACCTCTTCCATTCCGGGGATAAACGCTAAGATAAGCGGAATACTAAACAAGATAGTAAGCCACTCATCCTTCCACGAAGACTGGCTACCTTTAGCCATCTCCAAGTCCCAGTCAATCTCACCTGTGGCTTTCTTTTGCATTACGATAGCTTCGGCCTGTGCCTTGGCTACTTTGGTGGCTGACTGTGCTTTCTTTTCTTCTACCTTGCCACTCAGCCACGTGCCAGCTAGATTAGCTATCGGTCCTATGAGTGCCGTCAACATTTTTCAGTTCCCATAATTTCTTCTTAATCAAATACACACGAGCCTCTACATCTGGCTCTGCATCTGCCAAACGAACATCTCGTGGGTCATTACCCGCCTCTGCGAAATCTTGCAGTCTTTTTAGCAATAGATTTAGGTTGGCGTACAAACTGTTTCCCCTTACGTGTGCCTTCTCTCTTAGCCCTAGTTGTAGCAGCATATTCGGCACTTGTCAAGGACTTTATTGCTTTCTCAGGCAAATACCTTTCACCTGTTTTTGCGCTGGGCTTTCCAGACTTGGTACGCCATTTCTGTTTTGTCCATGACTTGAGACTTTGCTGTGACTTCTTTAGTGCCATTATAGTCGTCCTTGTGCGTGTAGTATCAGCAGTACAAAGCAAGCAAGAATACCCAAACCTACGATAATTAAAAATGTAACGATGGATATTTCCAGTATCTGTTTACGTTTACGTTTAGCGTTTTCTTCTGCTTCCCGCCGTGCTACACGGGCCTTTGCCTGAAACCTTTGCCAGTCTCCCCACAGTCCGGGGCGACCACAGTAAATCATAAACTGTTTTAGCTGCTCTTCTTTTTCCCGTATCTGCTCAAGAGCCATAAACTCTTCTAGGTCAGAGCCGCCACCTTTTTTACTGGCTTTCTTTTGTAGGTCTTCCTTTGCACCGACGAACTTAGCGATTGCACTGCCAGCCTTGGCTATGTCGCCAGAGTTCTGCACGGCTTGCTTGATAACGCTAAACGCTGCGTTTGCTGCGGCCAATTCGGCAAGCATCAGTAAGTCTCCATATCTTTATTTACAATTTTAGGTAAGCAGTATGCAGTCACACGCTCACCCTGCTTATGAAGTTTCTGTGCATACCAAACACAATCGTTCAAGTCACGGAAGTACATATCCCCACTAACTTGACGCCTGTCCTCTCCTATGCCAAGAAAGACAAACAGGAGGAAGACGTGTTTCATTGTTACTTGTAGCCGCCCCCTGCTTTCTTATAGGCAGACGCAAGCATCTGGGCTTTACGCGCCGACCACTGTCCGGGTGCGCCACCTTTGCCACCAGCCTTAATACGGTTAAACTGCCGCTTTCTCATTCCGGGCTTAGTATAGTTGCCAGCTTCGTTAACTCTGCTTTTGCTCTTTGGCGCACCACCCGTCGAAAGTTTAACCGCTCTAGCCTGTTTCGTTTTCGGCCTAGCTTGTGAGGCTTTGACTTTTTTAGCGGGGGCTTTTTTAGAGACACGTGCCATCTCCTACTCCTGTTCAGATACTCTGCTTTCCCAGTAATCTTCACCGTAATCGTGAAGTATTTCTTCGCCTTGTTTTATTTCTTTAAGCGCATAAAACTTAACAAAGCGTTCATCTTCTTCTTCAATGTCCCACTCAGCGTTTGGACTTGC